CTGCGTCGACACCGGCGGCCATCACACCAAGCGCGCCTATGACTTCTGCAAGCGGCGATTCGGCAGGAGAGTATACGCCATCAAAGGGCAGGCCGGCGGCGGCAAGCCCCTAGCCGGGCGGCCGTCAAAGGCGAACTCTGCCAAGGTGCGGCTCTTCCCACTCGGTGTTGACACCGCCAAGGAGCTGCTCTACGGGCGGCTGCGGATCCTGACCCCTGGACCCGGCTACTGCCACTTCCCGATCACGCTGGATGAAGAGTGGTTCCAGCAGCTCACCGCCGAGCGGGTGCAGACGAAGTTCGTCAAGGGCTTCCCGCGGCGGGAGTGGGTCAAGATCCGCCCCCGGAACGAGGCGCTCGACGGCGCCGTCTACGCCATGGGCGCCTTGGAGATCAGCAAGCCCAGCCTTGACCGGCTGGCGCGGGAGATGGAGGGATCAGCGCCAACGGAACGGCCGACCCGGCGCCCGGTTGTGGTTGAGTCGCAAAACGCGGAACCAACCACAAGCGACCCGGAGCCCGAGGAGGAAATCAGGATCGAAGTGGACCGTCCGAAGAAGGCCAAGAAGCGCGGTTTCGTCGGCGGCAGGAGGGGATTTATCAACAACTGGTAGTGGTGCTTGTCGAAAACCACCACAATATATTGTGTAATGGCCTCGGATTTTTCTTGACAACACTACAGGTTGTGTCGTATCTTCTCCTCAACCGCAACCCATAGAGGTCAGGGTGTCCCGAGAGATTCTGGAGAGGGAACCTTCCGAGATCACAGTCGGCGAGACCGTCCAATGGCGACGATCCTTCGCCGACTTTCCCGTCTCCGAATCCTGGGCCATCAAGTACAAGTTCCGCGGCCCCTCCTCTCTCGACCTCACTTGCACCACTTCCGATAGCTTCCACGTCGCCACGATCAGCGCCGCCGCCACCGGAGTCCTGGCCGCCGGCTCTTACTGGTGGCAGGCCTGGGCCGAAAAGGGCGATGAGCGCTTCCTGGCCGACAGCGGGACCCTGACCATCCTTCCGACTCTCGTCACCGCTGCTGCCGGCTTCGACGGCCGCACCCCGGCCCAGACGATCCTCGACGCCATCAACGCGCTGATCGCCGGCAAGGCCACCAAGGATCAGCTCACGTCCAAGGTGGGCGAAATCGAGATCGGCCGGATGACCCCGGACCAGATCGAGCGGTGGCGCCGGATCTATCAGGCCGAGGTTGCCAATGAAAAGCGGGCCGACCGCCGCCGTCGCGGGCTCCCTGACCGGAGAATGATCGGCATGAGGTTTTCCAGCCCATGACGTTCATGAACAAACTCCTCAAGCCATTCGGCATCCGGACGATCAGCAAGGGCCGGTCACAGAACTACGCCCGCATGTTTGCCGCGGCGAAAGCCTCGCGCCTGACCGCCGATTGGATCTTCTCCGGGGCCGCTCCCCGCGACGAGATATTCTCCAGCCTCGCCAGCATCCGCAACCGGGCGCGCGCATGCTCCCACGACAACGACCACGCCAAGGCGTTCCTGCGCAAGGTCGTGGTCAACGTGATCGGGGATAAGGGCGTCGGATTGCAGGTCAAGGCGAAAGAGCCGAGCGGCAAGATGGACAATGCCGCCAACGACATGCTTGAGTCGGCCTGGAAGCTCTGGGGGCGGAAGGGCAACTGCACCCCCTGCGAGCGGAAAAGCTGGATCACGGTTCAGCAAATGGCCGTGCGCGGGATGGCCCGGGACGGGGAGTTCTTCCTCCGTCTCTTGCGCGGCTGGAGCGGCAACAAATTCCGCTTCGCGGTCCAGGTCCTGGATCCGGCGCTCTTGGATGAGTCCTACAACGTCTATGGCGGCAACGGCAAGCCCCGGGTTTGTATGGGGATCGAGCTCAACGAGTGGGGCGCTCCCGTCGCCTACCACTTCCGCGAGGATTACGTCAGCGGCAAGCGCTTCCGGATCGACGCCGCCGACATGATCCACCTCTACATGGAGGAGGAAGAGGGGCAGATCCGCGCCTGTAGTTGGATGAGTTCGGCGCTCATTAAAATGCACCACCTGAACGGCTACGAAGAGGCGGAAGTAATCGCCGCCCGCGGGGCCGCTTGCAAGATGGGCTTTTTCAAAACGCCGACCGGCGACGATTACAACCCCGACGATCACGACGAGGAAGAATCCCCGGTCAGTGAAGCCACCCCCGGCACCTTCGAAGAAATGCCCGCCGGCTGGGAGTTCCAGGAATACGACCCCAAGCACCCGATCACCGGCTTTGGCGAGTTTGTCCAAGCGGAGCTGCGGTCCATGGCCGCCGGTCTCGGGGTCTCTTATCACACCTGGAGCCAGAACCTGGCCGAGGCCAATTTCGGCAACCTGCGGGCCGGGCTACTGGACGAGCGCGACTGGTGGAAGCTGATCCAGGTGATTGTGATCGAAGGCCTCCATGTTCCCGTCTGGGAAGCTTGGCTGGATATGGCCCTCCTCTCTGGCGCGGTCCCATTGCCCTACTCGAAGTATGACAAATTCAACGCCCCCGTATGGCACCCCCGCCGCTGGGCCTGGGTTGACCCGCTGAAGGACATCAAGGCCCGGCAGCTCGAGAAGGCCGAGGGCTGGACCAGCGACACCGACATCTGCGCCGAGAACGGCAACGACTTCCCCGAGATCATGAGCCAGCGGCAGCAGGATCGGGACACCCGCGCCGAGTATAAGGAGCCTGCCAATGCCCCCGCCGTTGAACCAAAGAAAAATTAAGACCGGAGTCCTCACCCGGATCTTCGGCATGGAAGAGCGGAGTATCGACGCCGAAAAGCGGACGGTAGCTCTCACCTTCTCGAGTGAGACGCCTTACGAGCGCTGGTTCGGGATGGAAGTTTTGGATCACTCCCCCAAGTCGATCCGGCTTGGCCGCCTGAAAGACGGCGGCTGCGTCCTGGTTGACCACAAGGGGGATCAGATTGGTTGCGTCGAGGAGGTCTCGATTGGGGCTGACCGGAGAGGTCACGCCGTGCTGCGCTTCGGTAAAGGGCAGCGCGCCAGCGAGGTTTTCCAAGACATCGTGGACAAGATCCGGCGTAATGTCTCAGTGGGATATCTGATTCATGCGCTCGATCCGGAGTCCGAGGAAAACGGCCTCAAGACCTACCGCGCCACCGATTGGGAGCCCTATGAAATCTCCATCGTTGGCGTCCCCGCCGATCCCTCGATTGGGGTCGGTCGCAGTGCCATTCACGAGAATCACGAGACGATAATTCAAGGAGTAAAGAACATGCCTCCGGACAACGAACCCGCCGCCCCCGTCAGCACCCCCAGCGTCACCGGCAACCGCGCCCTCGAGGACGCCGCGCGCCAGGCCGAGCAGCGCCGTTGCATCGAGATCAGCAACATGGGCCGCAAGCACGACCTCAACGACGAGGCCCAGCGCGCCATCGGCGAAGGCCAGAGCCTCGACCAGTTCCGGGCCATGGTCCTCGACAAGCTGGCCGAGCGCGGCGCCAGCAAGCCCATTGCGGTGGTCAACCCCGCCATCGGCATGAGCCAGAAAGAGGCCCGGCGCTTCAGCGTGGTCCGCGCCATGAACCTGCTGGCCAACAAGCACGCCCTCGACGGCATCGAGCGCGAAGCCTCGGACGCCGTTGGCAAGCTCATCGGCCGCGAAGCCCAGGGCTTTTTCATCCCCCACGAAGTCCGCTCCCTTTCGGCCGGCACGGCCAGCGCCGGCGGCGCCCTGATCCAGGACAGCGCGCAGGGGCAGAGCATGATCGATCTGCTCCGCAACACCATGGCCGTCGAGGGAATGGGCGCCACCATCCTCTCCGGATTGGTCGGGAACTGCCCGATTCCGAAGCAGACCGGCGGCGCCACCGCCTACTGGCTCGGGGAGGGTGCCGAGGTCACCGCCAGCCAACAGACCTTCGGCCAGGTCCTGCTCCAGCCGAAGCGGCTCGCCGCGGTCACCGGGTTCAGCAAGCAGCTCTTGGCCCAGAGCAGCTATGACGTGGAAGGCCTGGTCCGTCGTGACCTGGCCACCGTCCTGGCCCTGGCCCTGGATAGCAAGATCCTGACCGGCGTCGGCGGCTCCGAGCCTCTCGGCATCGCCAACACCACCGGCATCACCACCATCACCTTCAGTGGCGCCGCCACCTGGGCCGATTGCGTGGACATGGAGTATCAGGTCGAGAATGGCAACGTCCAGATCACGCGCGGCGGCTACCTCCTGAGCCCCGCCGCCAAGGGCAAGTTCAAGAGCATCGAGAAGAGCAGCGGCTCCGGCCAGTGGCTCTGGATGGACAACGAGATCAACGGCTACCCGGCCAAGGCCACCGCCCAGGTCCCCGCCACCAGCCGGGCCGTCTTCGGCAACTGGCCCGACCTCCTGGTCGGCTACTGGGAAGGGATGGACATCGTCGTCGATCCCTACACCCTGGCGGCCTACAACCAGATCCGCATCGTCGTCAATCAGCACGCCGACGCCGCGCTCCGCTACCCCGGCGCGTTCTGCGTCTCGACCGACAGCGCCGCCCAGTAATCAACCCAAGGATGGGGGCGGGTTTCGCCCCCCTAGAGGAGATATCAAATGAAGATCGACGCCCTCACTCCGCTCAACCTCGCCCCGGCACTGCGCCGGACCTCGACCCTCACCGGTGCCGTCGTGGACCTCCAGGCCTATGACGGGCCGATCAAGATCATCCTCAGCAGCAGCGCCGGCACGGGCGACCACACCCTGGACGTCAAGATCCAGGAATGCGCCACCACCGGCGGCAGCTATGCCGACGTCTCCCCGGCCCTGGCCTTCGCCCAGGTCACCACGGCCGCCAAGTTCCTGGAGCTCAACACCCACACCCGCAACCTCAAGCAGTTCATCAAGGTCATCGGCACCATCGGCGGCACGAACAGCCCCATCTTCGACTTCAGCGTCGTGGCGCTGGCTGAGAAGAAGTATCAGCCCTGATGGGTCAGGTAGCTGACGCCATCGCCCAGGTTTCCCGCGCGGCGGCCGCCTTCTTCGACTTGAAGAAGGCGCGCCTGGCCTGGGATTTAAGCAAAGAGGTTGACCGTGAATGCTCCGAGAAGCTCGAAGAAATTCGCCGCCTGCGCGCTGATCGTCGCGATGATGACGCTGACCGGCTGCGGCGTGACCTCGAAGCCCTCGGATCCTTACGTCAACATCTATCAGCCCAATTACCTGTACCTGAAGGCCGGGGCCAGAATCCCGACCCTGCGCGGGGAGTACAGCCCCCAGGTCGACGAAACGTGGGTGCATCCCCGGGTACTTGAGGAGCTTGACCGTCAAGCGGTGGAGGGAAAACGATGAACATGCCCATGCTGAAAAGCTACGTTGAGTTGGCCGTCAAGAGCCTCCCTTGGGAACGAGTCGGAGCCATCGTCGGAAGCCTGATTCTCCAGGCCGCGCAGTCCAAGAGCCCGGAAGTGCTCGCTCGGGCCAAGCGCTACATCGCCAAGGCGAAAGCCCAACTGGTCCTGCTCGATGCGGCCCTGGCCGATGATCGGATCAGCACCGAAGAGGCTCGCGCCGTGATGGACGCCTGGGCCGATGGCGCGCCGACCCCCATCGACATTGAGACCAAAGCGGGGGTGTAAGGGTGGAATCCGAAGTCGCCAAGATGATTATGAGCCCGATCTTCCAGTTCGGCGCCGCCGGCTTTGCGGCCGTGCTCCTGGTCATTCTGGTCATCGGCGTCAAGTGGGGCGTGACCAAGCTCCTGGAGGCGCAAGAGCGCACCCTGAGCTCCAGTCAGCAGATGACGGCGGTAGTGGAGCGGAACACCGACACCATCAGGACCCTGCTGGACAAGGAGCGCAAGGACTCGGAGCTGCTCCGCTCGCTCCATGACAAGTTGATCTCCAGGCCCTGCATCGCAAAGGGTGAGCATTGATGCTGATCGAAGCCCAAGAAGTCTTGACGGAAGAGATCGCCGAGCCGGTGGCCTATGCCGGCCTCGGCTCGCTCTCTGCTGTCCTGATGGAAGGGCGCTCGCTCGGGGCCGCTGCCCAGGGGATCGAGAAGGCCTTCGCCCCCGCGATGGGGCGCTATGGCAAGCTGCTCTTTTCCCGCGCCGACCTGGCCGAGCTGCCGACGATCCTTCTGGACTTCGGCTCCGGCAGCTTTGGCCGGATGGACCGGGGCGGGCCCCAGCAGAACGACGAGTTCGCCGACACCGATGGAACGGTTTGGCGGGTGCGGCAGGTCGAGAAATTGAAGCAAACCGGGCTTTGGGTTTGCTGGGCTTCCACCGATGAACGGGGGGCGCGCCAATGAATGTCCGGACCACCATC